GATCTTCCTGGAGATGGGTTCGCCCGGCGCGCCCATGGCTAGCATGCTCCCCGGCCAGGTGGGAATGCTCGCCGGCTCACAGGTCATCCTGAGCGAGTTTGCCAGGGAGACCCTGAACGCCTCCGGCGTGTACGACGGCACGACCACGGACAACGGCACTCTGATGCTGGTCCGCAAGGACGGCTTCGTGCGTGGTGTAGTGAGGCAGGTGAGGGTCGAGACCGACCGTGACATCGTGGCCGGCCTGACCAAGCTCGTGGTCTCCACCCGGATGGACTTCCAGTCGAGGTATGACATCTCGACCGAGAAGACCGTGTGGATGGGCTACAACGTCGACGTGGCCTAAGCCAATGACGGTTAGAAACAAAGCCGGGAGGAAACTAACCGGCTTTTCTTTAAGGGACAAGGGGGACAGATGATTTTAGGAGTTTGCATTTTCTACGATGACGGGCCGGCACTTTTGGAAAGGGCCCTGACCTCACTCAGAAAAGTCACGGATAAAATCCTGGCAGTGGATGGAGCCTATGAGGAGTTCCCGCACGAGGATTTTAAATCAGGTCCACAAACGCTGGCCATTGCAAAGGCGCTGGCGGATAAGGTGATCATTCCAGCGAAGCCTTGGAAGAACGAGGTGGAAAAGCGGAACAGCTACCTCACCTTGAAGTCTGAAAAAGATTATTACATCATGCTCGACGCGGATGAGGAGATACTCGGCGATAAGCCAAAGAACCTGACGCAGCCGACATACCGTATAAAGTTGGAGACCAAGGACGGAGATATCTGGCTGCCCTGCTTTTACAATCGGCTATTCAGGCACCACAAGGGTATGGCCTACAGGGACCACCATAACAACCTGGTCACAACGGAAGGCCTGAGCCTAACAAAATCCATTGAGGTCATTCCGGTATATTCCGGACTATCTATAAAGCACTATCCAGGAGAACGACCTCAGGCCAGACAGGAACGTGACGGAGCTTTTGAGCGTAACCGGTTAGAAAATAAGACACCCCCTCCACCGAATATCAAGACGCCGGCCTCTGATTTCAAGGCAACCCCGATACAATTGAAGTATATCAGTGACAGACCTTATTCCGGGTATGATGGAGTAAGTCAGCGGGAAACGAGAAGCATTGTTGCCAGGCAAGGGGACTTGATATATGTCTCAAAAGAAAAGGCGGCGCAGTTGATGAAGGACTTTCCGAAAGACTGGGTGAAGATAAAGGAGCTGTAAGATGTCTGAACCAACCACGCTCACCCTTATCACCAAGACCGAGGTCAAGGCTTACCATAATGTCCCAGCGGCCACGACGGACTGGGATGACTTTATCGACGCCCACCTTCCAGGCGTCAGGAGTTTGGTCAAGGAATATTGTCACCACGATTTTCTCAGCCAAGCCAGGACCTCTGAGAAGCCCTACGTAAAGCAGTTCGATAGGGAGTTTTACCTGGAATATTATCCGGTAGCCTCCGTCTCCTCCTTGACCGAGGATGGGGTAACACTTACTGAGGGCACGGACTTCTACGTCGACAAGGATACCGGCCGGGTGGAGAAGATAGACAGCCAGGAAATTACCAACCCAGACCGTGGGCCTCTTTCTTCCTGGACAAGTGAGCGGAATGCTATCGTCGTGAGCTATACTGGTGGTGAGGCTTTGACGGATGATGTGACGATGGCTGTGAAGGAGATGGTGGGCATCGACTGCGGTTTACGGAAGCGGACATATACGGACAACGAGGGGGTAGAGCGAGTATCCACGTTATCGGCCTACCCTAAGCATATTCAAGCTATCTTAGACCGTCATAGGCATAGGGGGAAATCCCGTTGATAAAGTTCAACATCACCCTGGATAAGAAGCTCTCGAAGGTCATTGAGAAGATACGGACTGGGCTGCCGGAGGTAATTGACAAGTCCTGCAAGGACACTGCCTCTTATGGTAAGGGGCTTATTATTCGGTCAACCGCCAAGGATACCGGCCGGACGATGGGTGGTTGGGCGGTGAATAGGTTAAAACCTATGGCGTATATGATCTGGAACCGGTTTAAGCATGCCCTTTACCTGGAGACCGGAACTGGGATATACGGACCGAAACATCAGCGGATTTATCCAAAGACCGCGAAGTTTTTAAGCTGGATACCTTTCAGCAAGAATACGCCTGGTGGCAGGATATTTGTTTTGTCTACTAAAGGCATGCCCGCGCAGCCGGCCATCAAGCCAAATGAGACAAAGATACAGCAGGACCTTAACACCCGGGTGCGGTTGAACATGCGGAAGCTATTCCAGAGTGCGAAGACGGCGGGTATGGTTGCCGCCCTCCTGTTTACCGTCTTTGATCTTCCGGGGGTGCGGTAATGGCGTATCCTGACAGTCTGTATATCGCCGTGGATTCGTGGAACGATTTTCAGACACGGCTTTCTGTTATCGGCGCGGATTGCACGGCTACTCTCCCTCGGCTCCAGGCGATTCAATCACGATTAGAGGCGCGGACGGCGGCGGGGAAGTACATCATTGAGATTGACAGGAAGTGCGAGCGGTTACTGGATGCGATCATGGCGCGGCCCTTGCTGAAAAACCTGCTTAAAACCAACAAGGAAATTCAGGCGTTGGCGTTCAGGGGGCAGATATGATAGGCGGCTGGAATGAATCAGGCTGTTTGTTGTCGCTGGCCCCGGCGGCGTGGAAGCTCGGGAACGGTACGGTGGATGTTTCGAGCGGATATATACCTACATATCCTTCCGCCAACAAAGCAATGTCGCTGGGCGCAACGGGCGCAGGGTATGGATATTTAGCGGCCACGGGAAAGTTGAATTTTGACGGCGTCAACGATTACGGACTTATCTCTAATACACAGCAACTATGGCATAGTGGAACTCCTTTTTCGGTGGAATCTATTCTTCGTGTTCAAATTACCTCTAATAATGGCGAGGGTCTTGTAGCGTTTTCGGATTTTGGGGGCGCATTACCTTTCCGCGCAATGTTCATAGGAGATGAACTGTCTGGGTATCTCGGACTGATTTTGATCTGTGGTCCTGCTGCTGACTCCCAGGCAAAATTCGGATACGGGAATCAAGCCTCATTTCATAATCTAAAGCAACATATTGTTATAACCTATAACGGCTCTGGCGTTAATACTATTGGGAATTGGGCACTTTATATTAACGGCTCCGCAGTATCATTAACAACCTATGCTGCGGCATCTGGAACGCTTGATGATTATAATCTAATTTCCCTTTCACCTCCGACAAATTTTCCGGGCCAAAATGAAATATGGTGGTTGGCTGTTTACGATGAGGCACTTTCCCCAGCCCGTGTCGCGGCCAATTACGCGCTTGGGGATAGTATGGGATTAAAGGGCAATAATGTTGGAAATTTGATGAATTTGACTGCGCAAGTTAAATCCGGTTTCCCTTATCCCATGTTTATGAAAGGGGCTTAATATGGCCTTTGCAATGCAGCTTTCCTGGATGGTCATAGACACGGCAACGGGTCTGGGCGTGACCGGACTCACGGCGGCTGGAAGTTTTACCACGCTCAAGGTGCGTGAAGATACCACGCTCGGGGCTGACATCAAGGCGTCCGCAACGGTGGTTGACGATGGCGCGGGAAACTATTATATGGCATTCACCACGGAAGGAACGCCCGTCAAAGAGGTCAAGGTGATCCCCGTAATGGCAACCGCAACATATCAGGCTGTCCCGTGCATCGTGGGCGCGGAATCACTTAGACAACTGGCAGGAACGGCGGTGGTCACGGACATCAACGCTAAAATAGGAGCAAAGGGCGGTATTCCGGCGCTTGACGCTTCTACGGGTTTGGTTCTCACTGGATACGGTCCGGCGGCTATTCCAGTTGCCAAGGCCGGTGATGCAATGGATTTAGTTGATACCTTGAAACACAAAGCTGGCGCTGCTGGCTATGATAGAACAACGGATTCAATGGAAGCCGTTGGAGATAAGGTTCAAAATCTTCCTGCTTCCCCTGCGGCAGTTGGTTCGGCCATGGATTTGATTGACACCCTTAAACACGTTGCGGGGTCGAGCGGCTACGACCGGACAACTGACAGCATGGAGGCTGTTGGAAGCGCGGCGGCGTCGGTAAAGACGACCACGGACAAAATTGAAACCATGGTGGAGGCGGTGTCCTAATGTCAAGGCCGTCCTATCGTTTTAAGACCCAAGCGGCACAGACGCAATTCCGTTTTGTGGCGGCGGCTCCGTTGCTGATAGAACAAGAGTACGAGAACAGCAGGAACAGCGGCGCGGCAACGGGGATAATCGTACAGGGGCAGGCCATTGTCCAGAAGGGAACGACGTACAACGGGACGGTCATAGAGGAATCCCACACGGCGGCGGACCTGGACAAACCCACGGCAAACCACGTAACCGAGAACGACACCACGGGGCTAGTCGATGGCCTGATACCCCTCTCGGATGTCATGCCGGCCAGCGGGGGAACGAGCGACAAGCTGTACTCCGCGGCCCAGGAAATAGCTAGAAATAGCGGGGCAAGTGTCAGTATTATCAAGCAAGGCGAAACTGTTAAGCAGATTAATATTGATTACCTTGGGACATATAGCGAAAGCCTTGCCGCGCCAGGAGCTTCTGCATTGGGCACTCCGGAAGTTTTATCAAATACATCTATCCGGGTTTTCTATGGGTGGCCAACCACAGCTACAAAATTATATCTTGAACGCTCCACGGACGGCGCAACCTGGGGAACGGCTGTTGAAATGACAGCGGGCACCTACTACACGGATGTCACGGGTTTAACGGCCGGGATTGCTTATTACTGGCGTGCTCGTGCCTGGAACTCTACCGGATATTCAGCCTATTCTACCAGCGTGACGGCTACCACCAGAACCACTAACCAGACCGAGCAGGCTTTATGGGCCACCTTTAAGACGAAGATGCAGGCGGATACTTACCTGGCATCTTACATCCAGAAATGGAAGTTCGACAAGGCGGGGCTTATTCTGTCCGAGAGCAAGACGCCGGTGTTCAAGGCCTGGATACTCGACACCTCTGAGGACTGGAAGGGTATCCCAAAGAGCAAGATAGTCCGCTGCCGGGTTATCATACATGGGCTGGTGAAGGTGGCCAACTCCGTGAACCTGGAGACGGAGAAGTTGAAGTTCGACGAGTATGTGAAAAATGCCATCGAGGCAGATATGACCTTGGCCGGCGGGGTGACGATGTGCGTCGTCGGGGACACCATCTTCAGTAACCTGGATGACTCGACGGCCGAGATTGCGATAACATGTGAGGTATTATCAAGCCGTTTTACGGCGGGAGCAAGATAACTTAACCAAAAGGAGAATATCATGTCAGTCAGCAGACTTCAAAAGGTAGGGGTGGCGTTAGGTGCCAGCGCCTACGGAACAGCGGCCGCGAGCTTTACCCGCGGGCTTCTATGCAGCTCTTTCAACGTGAATCCGAAGGGAGACCCACAGCGGGTAGTGGAAGTCCGGGGGGCCTTGTCCACGATCCGGTTGACAAAGCCGGTTCTGGACTATGACGCTTCCTTGAAATTTCCGCTTGATACCGGAGATGCGAACTCGGCCGGCATCGGTGATTTCCTGGCTAGCATCATGGGCGTAGATACCAAGACCGGTTCAAATCCGTACGTCCATACCTTCACCAGGTTGGACTCCGCGACACCTTCCTGGTTGAACCTGTACTCCGATAAGGATGCGGATAACAAACAGTATACCGGGTTCTATGTCAACTCTGTGAAGTTCTCCATCAAAGGGGATGCGGAGCAGATCGACGTGGAGGTCGCAGGCATCGTTAAAGATGTTTCGGAATTAGCGGACGCCCAGTCGATTGTCTTTTCAGCGGCGCCGCTTATCGTCCCTTCTGGAGCGTCAACGTTTACGATTGCCGGCGGGGCGGTCACGAACTTCGACCAGGTGGACATCACCATCTTCCGGGACATCCAACGTTTCCACCCTATCAGCAACAGCCGGGTAATCTCCGCAGCCTATGCCAAGAACTATGGCATCGACGTGGCGATGCAAGGTCTTCAGTTCTCGGCTGAGACTGAGCGGGATAAATTTATCGCCATGACCTCCAGCTCGCTGAACCTTATCCTCACAGATAGCGCAGCCAATTATCTGCGGTTCAACTTCCCGGAGATGTACTACAGCTCCTGGCCGAATGAGTCGGACATCAACGACACCGACCTGCTCCGGTTCTCCTGCGCGGCTATCGTAACCGACGGCAGCGCACCGCAGGTCATCCTCCAGAACGCGCGGTCAACGGCATACACGGCATAGGAAAGGAAGGGACAGATGGAGAAAAAAGAACTGACGCCGCGGGAGGAGGTCGAGGTCTTCTTCCCTAAGAACTTTGAGAAGGTTGTCATCAAGGGAAAGTCATACGACATCCATCCACCGACCCTTGACCAGTGGGATATCCTCATGGACCTGGAGGCGCTCGACTTCAAGAAGATGTCCAAGCAGCTGACGGCCTCTCTGGCGACCGGCATCGCCGGCCTTCTGGGAGAGGAGGATGTTGCCTTTATCAGGAAAAGCGTCGACATCCTGCTCATACGGGACATCTTCCAGAAGGTCCGGCGGGCGACTAACCAGGGCATCTCAGAGCAGCCGGCAGGAGTACCAGCAAAGGCGGAACCACCCGCGGGGGAGCGTTAAGGAGGCTTTTCTATGTCTTCATGCAGGAGTTTGGTATGCAGTTCAAGGACATAGGAAGGTTGACGTTCCCCCAGGCACACCAGCTTTGCCTCCAGCTCCAGGAGGTATACCGTGAGCAGAGGCGGGAGACCGAGGCGATGAAACTTCAAGGAGCGATCCGGAGGCTACGTGGCCGATAATGAAGAACAAGCCAACCTAGTTGTCAGCGCCGTCAACGAGGCGACGGAAACCCTCAGAGAGGTCCAGAAGGGTCTGGAGGACTTTGAGGGTTCAGCTCAGTCGCTGGGTGTGACCTCCGTGGCCTTGGGTGGCATCTTAAAGGACGTACTGCTAAAGGCCTTTCAGCAGTTAAAGGATGTGGTCCGGCTTGGGGTAAATGAAGCGATTGACGCAGAGCAGCAGCAGGTAAAATTGGCCAATGCTTTTAAGGCAGAAGGCGCTGCCGCTCAGTCCTCGGTAGCATCCATTAATAACATGGCCGACGAACTCGGCGCTCTGGTCGGGGTGGATAACGATGTCATCGTAGCCACGGCGACCACGCTCCGCCAGCTCGGTGGGCTTAACGCCGAGATGATAAATAAGTCCATGCCAGCCATCGCGGACCTTGCTATACGGACCGGGAGCTTGGAGTCCGCGGCCATGACGGTCACCCGAGCGATGAACGGGCAATCTCGGCAATTAAAGATGCTTGGTATTGAGTTTAAGGCTACCGGAGATAAGGGTGCGGATCTTGAGGTACTACTCGGCAAGATAAACGAAAAGTTCGGCGGGGACGCGCAGGCTTTAATGGAGACTGCTGGTGGTAAAATACGAAATTTGAAGGTAGTTTTTACCGATGTTGCACAATCCATAGGAGAAGGTCTTATTCAGTCCGACGCCTTTGCCGGGGCGGTTGAGTTAATTCGGAAAACATTACAGGGTATTAAAAATGTGCTTGCGGGTATATCCCCACCAGAACCTACATATACTGACGATGCCATAGGAAGGGATAAGCAGCGGATAGACTTGATGTCCAGGCAATACGCAGAACAAGACAAGTTAAATGCCTTGCTTAAAGAGAAAAAGGATTTAGAAAAATTAGACCCCAGTCTTATCGGTGATTATACGGCATTGAATCAAGGAATAGAACGGCAAGCGGCGATAGTTCGTAAGGTTGGATTAGCCGTAGACGAAGCCGCAGCTAAAAGACAGGCCGCTTATGAAGCATCCTTAGCGGGAGATACTAAGGTCAGTGGGGTTAAAGAAAAAACCCTCGAAGAGTTGGAGAAAGAAGTAAAGGTTTTAGAAAAAGACCTTGAACTCCAACAACAAGAGATTATCAACAAAGCCGAGTTGATGGCTTATGAAAAGCAGTGGCTCGCAGATCAAAGTGACGTAAGAAAAGAAGGCTTGTTAAAACGCGAGGTAGACGCGGAGACTGCTCGTATTACCCTGGTTCTTAAGGGGGATATGGTCAAGGCGGACGAAGAACAGCGTGCCGCAGAGAAGGCGTGGTTTCTGGAACAGCAGCAGTTGTTTATGATGGAGAATGAACTCCAACAGATGGCCGCGGCTACCGCAAACCTTATGGCTTCTACCATGGGCCAATCTCTCTATAACATCGTCACCGGGACTAATAATTCCCTTACCGCTTTAAAGCAGCTCTGGCATGATTTCGGAAACTCGGTACTCAGGATGCTAACTGAGATGATCGCGCGGGTCATTCTTTTCAATACGCTAACGGCTATTGGAAACTTAGGAACGGGCGGCGGGTTCTCATTCGCTAAGTCCATGGCCAAGGGGCTTTTCTCCGGCCAGACCGCCGAGGGGTCAACCCGTATCGTCCCAGGTCCACCTAACCTGGCGGTGCCTATCCTGGCGCATGGTGGTGAGACCATAGGTCGCGGAGGAAGCCAAGGTGGCGGAGATACCATTATCATCGAGGGGGATTACTTCGCCAGTGAGGAGGCGGATGCCAAGCTCTTTGACCGCCAGTACAAATACAAGAAAAGGAATGGATTGTCATGAAGCTAGGTCATATTGAGAGCACCGGAAATTTATTCAAGTCCTTCTACTCTGTCAAGGAGGACGTGGTCGATGACTCCGATGTCAGTTTCCAGAGAGGTGGGGACGGCGACCTACTGGGCACCGAGCGGGCAGCGAAGGCCCTTATCTCCCTGGACATGGACTGCGTAACCCAGGCCGAGTACGGAGACCTTCATGAGGTGATGAATAACCGTAGTTACCCACATAAGCTATATCTTCGAGAACCCGCTGTTGCCAGCCAGCGACTTCTTATGCCAGGGACTGGAAGCAACATAGCCAAGCAGTGGGCGACGGATACGGCTATCCCGACGCTGGCAAACTTCACCTCAGATGCGACGGCCTTTTCATCTGGGGATTATACCAACATCCAAAACTTCACGACGGATGTAGAGTATACGACGACCTCCAAAGAATACCTACATTACTTTTTCCAGTTTGACCTCTCTACCTGGATCGCAGCCTACGGGCTAGATTACCTGACCCGCCTGACCTTACTGCTTCAAGACCCGCTCGTATCTAGGACGATCCTCACCGTGGTTGATAATTTTGGTTATTCATTTTACGCATACAACTACGCCACCACCTCCTGGACTGAGATGCGGCGGCAGAGTATCACCATCGACGTTTCTAACCAACAGTTCGTGGCCCTTTCACCCAGGGAAGGGTTCACCCGTTGGGCGGATTACCTCTCCTCGAACCTGGCGCTTTTCAGGATGACCAATCGGCAAGCTCGCGATGCCTCTGGAACGTTGGCTTTGTCCTTGAACTATATAGAGCTTTTTATCAATGGGTATGGGGTGAAGCAGGTGAACGCAAACGATTTCAACTGGCGCGACGCCTACACGGGCGCGGGATATACCGGAACGCTCAGACTACAGGAGCTATAAGATGCTGGCTTTGACTGACGCTTTTAAGGCCTTTCTTTTCACCAGGCAGATACGAACGCCGCTGGTTAGGATGTACTTTGAAAAGACTGGGATAGATACTGACCATGGGCTTAAATCCTTCAACTTGGAGCTGACCGAGTTGGTAGGGTACTTTGGAACTATCACCCGGGAACTGAACATTGAGAACGGGATGTTTCGGCCTGGTGGCAACACACTTATACTCCGGAACACGAAGGACCTCGGTGACTACCTCCTATCCCTGCGGAAGCGGTTCGGAGACCAACTTTGGAACGATAAGACCTACCACCTTTTCTACGGCTTTAAGGAGTTCCCAACCACTGCCTCCGTTGCCGGCTGTTTACCGAAGATGGCGACGCTCGGCTTCGGCTCAACTCCAGGAACCGTGCAACCGACCAGCTCACCCAGCTCGCTTGGCTTTGGTGATACTCCAACCGGTGAGCCGGATGTGGACTCTGCAACTGAGGAGACGGTCCGGGTTTACTCCGGAGACACCCAACGGGTTCTTTACGACCGCCTTAACGATACGGTGGAGTTGGTCTCGAAGGATTATTATCAAAGGTTGGTAGAGTTTAAACTATGCAAGACTATTCCGGCATCGGATATTTTTACAGTGGATAGTGGAACGGCAGACACTAGAAACGTTCAACCAGTTCTCCGGTACGGGTCTTTAAAGTTGATTACCTCGGATGCTTCGGCGAGGGAGAATAGGAGTTCTCCATTCAGCGCGGCTCTATGTATGCCAAATATCTATGCAGGAGGAACGCCCGGTGGGGCTTCTGGTTATGCCTCCTATGGTTTATGGTATCTTCCATGTGAAAACGAACTGACGATTACTGGTTATGCTTCAGGTACGCTGAAATTTTATTACTGGGACTACATGTCAAGAATATGGAAGGCGTTTTCTGTCGGAGATTATGTACATATCTATGTCAGGTCGGAATGGTTACCGGGTCTTAACTACGCCAAGGGTATCTATCTGTGTATTGCTCAACCTACCGAGCGAATCGTAGATGGCGATACCTGGGAGGAGTATCTTGCGGGGGATGGAGCATATTATGACAACGATAAGCCAGACCCGGCGGTTTGTGGGGAGACGATTAGTGCCTTGACCAACTGCAATCCAGCTAGGATAATTCATGATCTATTGACGAGTCGTCGGTTTATGTATATCAACCAATATCTGACTGACCTCTTAGATTATTATAGCTTTTCTAGCTTGAAGACGTCTTACTCGTTTGATGCGGCCTATGATTTTTTTGATGGAGAGGGTATAAACCTGAACGTCGATATTTCCAGAGAGACCTCCGTTGCGCAGGTCGTCTCGGAAATTTGTGGCGCCTGCGGTATGGATTTTTACGTGTCGGCAAATAAGGGTGTGACTTCCAGGCGGTGCATCCGCCTTAAGATTTCCAAGGTACATAATCCCTGCACTGAGGCTCCTCCGGCTCTACTCACCTTTTCAACTAAGGATTGCCTGATAAAATATGATACCGAGCTTAACAAGGATGAAAAATACGACCGGGTGGAAATATTCGGGTTTAACTCTTCATATTCAACCAAGGATAGCTTTGAAAATGCCATTGTCGGAGACGGAGACAACGCGCTGACGCTTGGCAGCTCACGGGTATATTTTTATGACTCCTATGCCGGGGCGCAGGGTATTGCCGAACGGCTTTACAATAAATTTATCAATCCAACTGAGATTGCCAAGGTCACTCTGGACGCCCGTGGTTTTATAGTAGAGCTGGCGGATTATATAAAACTTCACGACCATAAACTTGACGAGGAGATAGTCGTCGAGGTTTACCGCTGGGCGTTCGATCTAAAAAATAAAGTGGACCTCATTGCCCGCAGATACACTAAGCTTTATGGGCCCGATGAAAATAATATCTACAAGAAATATGCCTTTTGTGGATGTGCACGCGCGGGAACGGACGCGAAGTTTGGGGATGGCTTTAGCGCCTATATTTCCTCTGGAGACAAGACGGTAACCTTAGGTGTGCTGGAATCCTTTGACTTAAATACTGTAAAAGTAGGGATGGCTATCAGGATAAGCACGGCGATGTTCTGGATCGCTTCTATCACCAGTACGACGGAACTGGAGGTAGATACCGCGGCGACGGTAGACCTTAGCAGCGAACCCTGGTCCATTGGAAACTCTTACCATGCGAGGTAAACATGAGCATCTATAATAAGACTTGGACCGCAGACGAGGAGATAACCTATAGTAAGTTGAACCAGGTGACTGCCGATGCGGTAAATAAAATAGATAACATCCATCCACAATTTATGAGCGTACTACCTGCACAACCTCTACAGGCTTGGATAAAATTTGAGTACGCTGCGGCAGCAGGTCAAAATTTTATCGACGCCCGGGCATTGATAAATACAGGCGCGGGAGGTGTAAATGGTATTAGCTTTGGGATAGCTAGCGGTACTACTGAAGCTGGAGTACCTGGCTGGCCGATTGGCGGTGCGCTTGCAACCTATTTTTCATTACTTTCTGTGCAATTCCCTAAAAAAATGTTAGAAAATTCTGGTTATGAGGTAAGTAGCATAAGCACGTATTTCCTGGAAAAAAATATACCCGGTGCTGGATTTTCATTAGCGAGGAGTGATTTAAAATTTAGGTCTGTGGTGTTTGAATATGGTGTAGATTATGCGCTTCTTAGTACGACGGCTCAAACGGATCAGGGTGGAGCGAATGACAGTAATTGGCATGCATATCACTCCACAGATATTGATGTCTCTGGGTTAGTATCGACGAGTCTTATCGTGGTAGATTTTCAAGTAAGGATGTCTACTGACCTTACCGCCGCCGCCAATGATGCTATACAAGCATTTATAGCCTTCGCACATATTGATTTTTTAAATAGATAAAGGAGACCTACCATGCCACAGTATACCGGAACCCTTCAGCTTAACGAGTCCACCCCGGCCGAGCAGACCCTAAAGGAGATTACCATTACCAAGGCCACCGAGATAAAGTCTATCTGGATATTTGGAGAAGAGACAAATATTGTTTACACAGCTCGCTTATACAGGAAAGATGAGGGTGGGACATATCGACTTATACGTGAATGTGTCCTTCCCAGCAGCCAATCTTTTGATTTTCTTTCTTCGTATTATTATGGCGAAGGTCCGCCTATGGGTTTCGGTAGAAATTTATACTCTATCAAAGATGTTAAGATAACTCTAGAAAGCGGTGAGGGTGGAGCAGGAAACGTAGAGGTTTCATACGAGATAGAGTATGCTAATCTAGTAAAGTTTACCAGTGGCGCTGTCTGGGTTGATGCCGACTCTGGTGTTACCGGAACAGATGAGGATAAAGGTACCGCAGAAAACCCAGTTAACGATATGAACGATGCAATTACAATCGCGAACCTTTACAAAATTCACAGATTTTACATTAAGCAAGGCTCTGGGAATACCACTCTTAACAATAATAAAGGGCACTTCGCTACGTATGAAGGTATTAATAGTGGTTACTTCGGTGCTGGGGGAAACGTTTTTGCGATAGATGGCTACCGGTATAATCCAACTTATAAGAATCTTAGCCTTTCCCATACCGGGGAACATGATTATGACCAGACCGCCATCCGGTGCTGTATCCAGTCGAATTATGACATGCGGGGTGGTTGGCTTCAGGACTGTGTCGTCAAGTCTGGAATGAGTTTAAAACCAAACGGAAGCTACGCAATTAATATTAAGAATACTCAGTTTAACCTTTCAGCTATTGACATGACCAACTTCACGACAGGGGTTATTATTCTAGACGGTTGCACTGGAAACTTGTCCATCACAAACTTTGTCACAGCGGGCACCATCAAGATATTTTCTAAGGGAGGACTCAAACTCACCATCGCGGCCTCCTGTACGGCTTTGGCGA